CCACCGCCATGTTTTACCATCCACAGTAAATGACTTGTCGATGATCGGCACCAGATGCGGCGTAACGGTCTTACCATCGACGTAGAGGATCGCAAAGCCCTGCTGCCAAGTAAACAGCCCAGCCTTGATGTAACGAGCATGCTTGAGGTTCATCAGATGACCAACCTCTAGGCCCCACACTGTCTTAGACTTGGTTCCCCATGACTGCGTCCAGTGGGTTAATCCCATACGGTGCGTATGTCCACAGACGACACTCGCACCAGCCCTTTTTGCAAGTCCGAGAGCAGTAGATCCAGCAGTAGGCTGAACGTTTCCCTCGTCCCCGTGTACAAGTATCCAATTTGGGGCCAACTCGTAGGGTCGCTTATGATATTCAATTCCAAGATCGTCGAGCTTGAGGAATTTCTCAATCTCAAGTTCAGGCAAACCAAGAAAACCGGGGGCTGAATGTTTGATTTTGTTGTATAGCCGATCACTGTGGTTTGATCGCGAGATATGCTTAATCTTAAGAGATTCAAGTAATCGAACGGTAATATCTCGGTGCTTACCAATGTCGTAGTTCCACTCGCCCGGGCCGCCTTGCTCCCAACGGCTGATCTGCGGAAAGTCAATTTCATCTCCTACGCTCACCACCTCGTCTGGCTTATACGCTTTGATAAATGCTGCTAGCGCGGTTGTCGCTCCCACATCATGGTAGGGGGCTTGAAGGTCTGAAACGACAACGATAGTCTTCATTCCGCGGGCCAGTTACCATCCAGTACCATCATTGCAATGGCGCTATAGTTGAGTAAATCTAGGAAACTATCTCTAAGAGATTCATTTTCTGGCGTGGCACCGCTGTCGATGAGATGATTGATACGCGCCATTTTGTCCCACATGCGCACCCGTAGGCCGTTAAGCGGACCGCCCGGTGAAAGTGAAATGTTCTTTGGTCCGTAATCGTGGTGCTTTTTGAGCAAGAGGTTACCTGCGCCGTCGAACACTTCCCACATACTGACGGTAAAGTCGCTTGGCTCATTCGTCACCTGTAGCTTCTCGGTCATTTGGCCTACCCTTCGGTACGTTGCGCTGTCCCTTGTAAATATAATTTTTTGTTTCAGGATCTATATCATAACAGACATACGTTATAAATTCGTCATTATAGTCAAATGGCGCTTCAATTGTGTCTAACACCCAGAAGGCTAGCGATACCCGGCCACCATCGTATGGGCCGCCTATGAAATGTGGGTTATAGGAACCGCTCATTTGCTCTCCTGTACGAAATTGACATTGAGTTTACCGCCTGTTCCAGAGTCATATTTGCTGGCGATCTGCAACGCCTTGGTGACGATCTTGCGAGCCTTAACGTGGTCATCGACAAGCGCGCCATTGGCAAGGGCTGCCATCGCTCCAAGGGCAAAGCGCTCTCCACTGCCGGCAACATAAAGGTTGTCGGTAGTGCGCTCCCATGAGTAGTCAGCGTCGATCCGATAGACCTTGCCTTTAACTACCACGATCCAGACGTTATCGTTCTCTACGCTTGACTCGGACTTAACAAGCTCGTAGCCAGCCTCGATAAAAGTTCTGCGCATGGCAGGGATGAGCTGCCTAGTGATGTACTTGTCCATGTCTTTGACCGTGATCTGCGGTGGCACAAAATCATGCTCAAGGATGTTTATGCCGCGCACAGCGCCGGCACCGGCAAAGACGATATTACTATTTCTAAAAATTTTTCCGTTGGGAATGGTGATCTGAAAGCCATCCTCAGTAGAGGACATAGTATCTGCGCCAATGACTACCCAGTCTGGTCCTTCGATGGCGCATATAGTTGTCATGCTGCTAACCTCTCATCAAACCAGTCTTTACCATAGGCCAAGTATAGATCATTCACGTCTTGGTTACCGGGAAGGCCAACGATAATGGCCGATGGCAAGTCTTCCTTAATCCGCTTGGCTAGCTCTTGGCCGGGGTTGCGACCATCCTCTTTTATATCGTTATCGGCAAAGATCAAGATTTTTGTGTACGGTTCAAAAAGTTTCGGAAAGTGGGCTTTCCACTGGCTAACGCCAGCAACGCCAACAGCAGGAATACCAACACAACCGCTAAGAACAATCGTGTCAATCTCACCCTCGCAGATCGCAATTGTGTCTGAGGATTTATGTAAATCTTGAACATTAAATAACCCAATCTTCTGCCCTGTAGGCCATAGGTACTTAGGCGTTCCGTTATCTAGTCTTCGGAATTTAATTCCAACCACACCACTAGGAGTGATGTAAGGAATAGACAGCATCCCCACAGCATGCTCATGGCCAACACTAGGATCGACTACGCTTCCAAGAAGGAATAAACTTGCCACTTCCGGGCTTATGCCTCGGCCCTGTAGGTAGGACTGAGCCAGCGGGTCTATGTGCTGCGCGTACCTTTCGGCTGCTTCCGTTAGCAAGGCTTTCTGCTCTGCGTTTAACATCAATAAACTCCTTCAAGTTTTCCTTACGAGCTACAACGTCATATACGTCACCAAGTAATTGGCAGACTAAACAATTGTATTGCTGTCGCTCTAAGTTATATGCAGCACTTGCGTGGCTGTCATCATGCACTACACACTTGCATGGTACCCAGCCGTAACGATCTTGTATGGTCAAGCCATACGCTTCTAAGACTGCTCCAAGATCAGGCTTGTGGATCATCATGGATGTTAGCCCACTGGTCTAATGTTTGAATCACCCAAGCATCTTCAATGCTTGCGTTGCGTCGCTTGACAATAACGTATGAAGGTGGAACCTCATCTAGCCCACGCGCCCTTGCGTAGTTCTGCGCTTCGACAGTTGCTTGCCGCCAAAACTCTGGCAAGTCTAACCGCGCAGTTGCTTTCAGTTCAAAAACATAAGGCTTGCCCGCGACCATAAGAACAAGATCGCCTTCGTCGTTGGCCCCGGCGAGAGCAAGCCTTTCTGTCATTGCCTTGGGTAGTCTTCCCCTGAACCACCCAAGAACATCTGTTTCAAACTGAGTGCCTTTGCGCTTGTTTGCGTTTGTCATAGGCCCAGCATACCAAACAAGTCCTGTGCGTTATAGCGAATAAGGTAGCGACGCGCTAAGTCATACATCTCCGGGGTTGGCTCCTTTGCTTGTTCCCAATTGCGCTTGTCCCACAGGTAATCTTTCACTCATAGCTCCAATTGTGCTGGGTGGTTTGACGATAGTTCCAGATGGACATACGCGATGCGTCTGCCCATAAAGATACATATTGCCTACCACTAGCACTATTCTTTGCAAAGCGGTTCTTAACCGCTGCAATTCGAAACTCGCCAGTGTCGGGAAGTAAAGCAACTGTAACGATCATTTCAGGCAATTGACTGATCTTGCCTTGGATGGACTTGCGACTCGGTGGCATATCCGGCTGGCCTTCACCTTCACTGGTGTGGTGCAGCAGGAATACCGCAGCTTCTGTTTCTCTAGCCATGTGGTGCATAGCCTTGGCAATTTCGCGTAGCCCTGACCATTCGTTTTCGTGCATCGATACAACGTTCATTGCATTGTCCACGATTAGAAGATGAGGATACTCTCCGTATGCTTCGGCATAGGCTTGAATGGATAGATCAATTTCATCAAGAGTAGGGGATGGAGCAAAGTCAAACCGCAAGTGAGTAATTGAATCTAACTCACTCTGGTAAAACTCTACGCCTGTTTCGGTAGCAAACGCCTCTTCAACGCTGGCCACCTTATGTCCGCTAACCATTGCGGCAGCTCGAATCGCAGTCGTGTAAGCATCAGTATCAGCGCTGATATAGAGCGTTGGTACTTTCATGTGAACGGCAAAGTGCAATGCTAATAATGATTTGCCGGCGTTGGGTGCGCCGGCAATCATCGTTAGTTGACCACGTCTAAATCTAATTCCCTCATCCTGTAGGACTTGGAATAGATCCGGAAGAATAGCGTGATCATTTGCTGACTTAGCCGCTGCTTGTGACAGCGATAGCATCAGTTAATACTTATCGGTTCCACTTAACGTCACAGGCTTGATCCTTTGGCGCAGTACAGAAGTATCCGCTCCAAGGCTTACCTGTCTTTTCGCTAACTCCTTGCTTGAGTTTCATTGGTCCATGCTTACAAGCATGCTCAGATCCAGATGGCACTTGAACATTTGGTTGATGCCATTGTGGATGAGTTTGTGGTGCTGGATCTGATGTAGCCCATACTGGCTCATCGATCACAGTTGCGCCAAGTGACTTAACCGCGTAAGCGATGTTGCCCTTGTTAGTAAAGTCAGAGCCAGTGGCCAAGATCAACTGAGCCATGTCACTGATTGACTGCAACTGACCTTCAAGTTCAGCCGCGCTGTCTGCGTATAGATTGATTAAAGTTCCGTCAGCCAATTTAAAATTGACTTGGAGCTTTGTGCTTTCGTTTGCTGCCATTTCTTTCTCCTTTATTTGATTATTGCTAGTGGGTCAACGCTGTATGAAAGTTCTCCGCCAACGGCGAAACAATAGTCCCTTACTCCACATGTCGAACACGACATGCCGATATTGGGTAAAAAAATTTCGGCCTGTAATCCGCGTTCAAACTGAGCAAATAGCTCGGTAAGAACCGGTATAGACCAACGCTCCATGCCCTCGCTTGGTTCAAGCGTGGCAGAACGAGCTGAGTAGTACGCGCCATACTGTGGGCGTATGCCATAGATCATCTCAATGCAGGATGCGTACA